GTGGGGTTGCCAGATAATGCCTAATAAACATTTTTGCCAAGGACCAACTTGTCATGAACAAGTTACTAATGATAGATTTTTAAAATCAAAAGGAATAATTAGAGGTCGTTATGCATACTTTAATCTTGATGTTGAAGAACATTATTATGGAACTAAAGCAGATAAATACTTTTGTAGTCAGCAATGTAAATTTACATGGTTATCACAGAACATGGAAAACATTGAACATGGTCGACCGATACAGTTTATCAGACACAGACGAGAAAGCCAAGGCTATGCCAAGGTTAAGAATGATGAGTCTAGGTGGGGTCCAGAATATTCTATTCAAAGGGTTGACAACGGACAGATTGTAGAGTAGTATAGGAATATATAACAGAAAGGATAACAATGAGTAAATTAAAACAAGAAACAATGATCGACGCAACAGAGGAAAGAAAGAATAGATTTAATGGCGAGTCTGTTTTGCTTACACCTCACGAAGCTAAGATACATGATGATATATTTATCAATGAAGTAGAAGCTACTATCGAGGACAAGGAGATTGGTATTGATGGACATTCTAAGAAATGGCAATCAGTTAGAGATGGTCTTAACTACTTTAGAAAGCACAATGCAGAAGCTTATATGGTATTACTAGATTAACTTTCTGTTAATAATAAACAGTGCAGTTTAGAATCATTCTAAACTGCACAACTACAGGTTGTGCGCCGGAACTGGACCGAGGGGTCCCAAGCAATCACACACATGCAAAAAAACAATTAACCCCCTACAACCCTTTTTAGGATAGGGGTCCCATAATATTTACATGTATGGCTTGATTTAGAAATAGATAGGCTATAAAATCGTTTTAAGGAGAGAAACAGAACCTCAAAAAATTCTGCAAAAATTTATATGGATCAAGAACAAATAAACAAGCTTCCACCTGACGTTAAAAAAGAATTTATGAAGTATGCTATTAAGTATGCTGAAAAGAAAACCCAAACCAAAATCCAAAATGATTTCATGACTTTTGTCAAACACGTTTGGCCAGAGTTTATAGAAGGTAGACATCACAAAAAAATTGCAGAAAAATTTAACGACATAGCAAATAAAAAAATTAAAAGATTAATTATTAATATGCCCCCTAGACATACTAAGTCTGAGTTTGCATCTTTTTTACTTCCTGCGTGGATGGTGGGCCGTAAACCTAATTTAAAAATTATTCAATCTACTCACACAACTGAACTAGCTATACGATTTGGTCGTAAGGCAAAAACTTTGATGGATTCTCCAGAGTACAAACAATGTTTTAAAACTAGACTACGAGAAGATTCACAGGCCGCGGGCAAATGGGAAACTGAACAAGGTGGTGAATATTATGCAGCGGGTGTAGGTTCTGCAATCACGGGCCGTGGTGCGGATTTACTGATTATTGATGATCCACACTCTGAGCAAGACGCATTGAATATGTCGAGCATGGAACGTGCTTATGAATGGTATACATCTGGTCCGCGTCAGCGTTTGCAGCCTGGCGGAGCAATTGTTGTGGTTATGACAAGATGGAATATGAAAGATTTGACAGGAATGTTATTAAAAAATCAAAAAGAATTAAAATCAGATCAATGGGAGATAATAGAATTTCCTGCAATACTTCCATCAGGTAAAGCAGTATGGCCTGAATATTGGAAGTTAGAAGAATTAGAAGGTGTTAAAGCTAGTTTAAGTATAGGTAAGTGGAACGCGCAATGGATGCAAAACCCAACAGCAGAGGAAGGGTCACTCATTAAACGTGAATGGTGGAACACTTGGGAAAAAGATTATATGCCACCTTTAGAACATATTATACAATCTTATGACACAGCTTTTCTTAAAAAAGAAACAGCCGACTATTCTGCTATTACTACGTGGGGCGTGTTTAGGCCGGATCAAGATAGTGCACCTAATTTAATATTATTAGATGCAGTAAAAGAAAGGTTAGAGTTTCCAGAGTTACGTAAAAAAGCAATGGAGCAGTATAAGTATTGGAATCCTGAGACTGTTATAATTGAGTCTAAAGCATCTGGACTACCTTTAACTTATGAGTTGCGAAAAATGGGGATACCTGTTATAAATTTCACACCTAGCAAAGGAAACGATAAACATGCTAGAGTTAACGCTGTGTCTCCGATCTTTGAATCGGGACAAATTTGGGCGCCGGATATGAAATTCGCAGAAGAGGTGATTGAAGAGTGTGCATCATTTCCGTATGGAGATAATGACGATTTGGTGGACAGTACAACACAAGCGGTAATGCGCTTTCGACAAGGTGGATTTATATCTCACCCTGAAGATGAAAAAGAAGATAGCATTCCGTCAACAGTAAGAGAATATTATTAATGAGCCCAGAAAATTTAACAAACGTATATAACAACAACCCAACTTTACAAAGTCAATATAGTTTACAACAATATTTAGATTTGTTTGGACAAGGTGGTACAACTCAACCAGATCCTGATCCAGATCCAGATCCAACACCGGATCCAAATCCAACTCCTGCTCCACCTATTCAAAACGCTGGTGGTGGCGGTGGAGGCGGAATACAAGGTTTACAATTAACTTATACGCCTGGTGCAACAAACGCTCCTACATTTAATCCTAATATAAATCCTGCAGCATTTTTAACGGGCAAAGGCAGATTAGATCCTATGGGTAGTGATGTTGATTATTTTAATTCTTTACCAGCAAACCAAAAATTTAATTTTGGTTTTAAAGATAGTAATATACCTGGACAAAAAGGATACGAAGCACCAAGCAAATATTTTGAAGAACCTAGTTTTTTACAAAAAGGAATTACAGGTGTTAAAGATTTTTTTGGTAAATTTAATTCTGGACCAAAAGTTAGAGGTACTTTAGGAGACAGACGAAAAGCAGCATATGATGCTGGACAAAAACTTCCAAGTATTTTTGCTGCAATAGGTAGAATGCAAAGTCCATTTAATCCAGATTCAAGAAATTACAATCCAAACATGGCCAATCAGTTAAATTATTTAGAAGGAATGGATGGCCTTAATATAAAAGGAAAAAAAGATCCTTATACAGGAGAAACAATTTTTACAGAAACATCTGCACCCCAGATTGGTAGAGATTCACAATCTGGTCTTATGAAATATGGACCAGGCACAGTACTAGAAGGTAAAAATGTATTTTCAGGTTTTGGTTCTAATGATTACGAAACAGCATTAGAAAAGTATCTTGAAAAGATGATGGGTTATAAAACAAAAACAGCTTTTCAACAAAGAAAAATAGATAGAGCAAACCAAGAACTTGAAGACTATAGAGAACAACAAAAAATAAAAGATCAAGAAAAGAAAGAACAAAACGAAAGAGAACAAAGAACAAGAGAAGCTAACACTGCAGCTAGAGCAAGAGCAGCCAATCCAGACGTATATGCCAGTGCCGATAGGCAAGGTTTTACAAATCCTGGAGGTGGTTTTAAATCAGCAGGCACTAATGAAAATTTTTCTAATAAATCAGGTAAAGGAAGAACTGGTTATAGATACGGTGGAAGAGCAAGTTATTTCGACGGCGGTATTGCAAGTTTTAAAAATGGGGGTAGAACAGGATATTTTAAAGGTGCGTTAGCAGATACAAAAAAAGGTAAATCAATGTCACCAGGCACAACGGCTTCTGGAAATTTTAGAGGCGGAAACGGCGGAGGCGGAAATAATAATCCACCACCTAAAGATAATACACCACCACCTAAAAAACCTAAACCTAAAGTTAAAAAAAATATTTCAACAGGTTCATTTTTTCCTTCATTTAACTTTCTAAAAAAATTTAAAGCTCATGATGAGTATACAGATCAATTAAAAGCTAGTAAAAAACCAAACTATCATGAATTAGGTGGATTAGATTTTATGGCAAGATTTCCTAATTTAAATCCAGATATTGCAAAAGGTTTAGCTACTGGATATCAAAATGTATTTGAAGTGGGAAGAGCTATAGCAGATGGTCCTGGAGGAATGACTGTTGGCAATGCTTTAAATAAAGCAAAAGAAGAATCTAGATTAAATGCTGTTGGAATAGATGCTTATGCAAATCCAGATAGTTCTTTATATCAAAATTATTTTAATCAAGATCCTTTAACAGGAGCAGTTCCATTTAATAATCAAAGTATGGCAACAGGCGGAAGAGTAAATTATTTTAATGGTGGTATTGTTAGTTTACGGAGAAGATAATGGCAGAAACGCTATTCACGGACATTATAGAAAATTTAGGTAAGACAAAAATTAACATAACAGGGTCTGGTGGTAAATCAGGCAAAGAACAAATTCAAAATGCACCTTCAGGCATAACTTCCAACAAAGAAACAATTAATATTGCGGGTAGTGCAGAAATTCCTATTACAAACAACGTAGATTTTTTATTAGATGGTCAATACAATAAATTTAGAGATAAAATTGAACAAGGTGATAATGAACTTTTTTTACAAGACGCACCAAGCAATATAGATAGAAAAGTTGGCATAGGTTTCAATAAAGGTGGTGAAGGTTTTAGTGGTTATGGTAAATACGGCATTGACAGCGGAGAACCAGAACTATTTGTTAAATATAAAAAAACATTCGCGGACGGCGGACGTATAAATTTTGACAGCGGTGGTAGTCCACTTCAACAATTACGACAGTCTTTAGTTGATGATCTTATGTATAAATTTCCTAGTATGAAAGAGGAAGATATGCAAATGGTAGTAAGAGATATAAATTTAGATATGAGTCCTGAAGAAGCACAAGCATCTATGTCTTCAAACTTTACAAAAATATTTGGAAGTTTATTTTCAACAGGTGGACGAGTTGGTTACGCTACAGCAGGAGTAGTTGATCCAGATAACAATATTAAAAAAGGTCAAGATCTTGGTGCAGGAATTAAACAAAAAGCAACTAGATATAAAACAAAAAATGGTATTTTAAAAAATTATTTTACTTATACTGTTACGGTTGGTGGAAGAGGTCAACCTGGTTACATAGAACAAAATTTTCCAAAATATTCTGATGCTGTACAATTTAGAAAAATAAAATTACAAGAACGAGGATTACTAAAAGGTGGTAAAGAAACTATTACTTGGGATTCAGTTAAAAATCAAAGAGGATTTTTAGAATACATGGATTCAGCAATGGATAACAATCAAAATTTAAAACAAGCTATGAAAGAAGCAGGATTGACTAAAAACTCTCCTAAAGAAAAAATATTTAAAGAATTTAAAAGAATCGTATCTGATCATTCTGCTATAGGAGCTGCTCGTAAAAAAATTAAAGGTAGAAGACTACCATCGGGATCTTTTACTAATTTTATGACTCTTTTTAAAAATAGTTTTCAACCTAATTTTGGTTTAAAAACTATTAAAGATTTTGCAAAAGATTTACCAATATCTGCTGCTACAGTAAAAAGCCATATATATGATGCAAATAAAAAAGTTCCTTCGGAACTAGATCAAAGTAGAAAAGCAATAGAAACAAGATCTAGAATAAAAACTTCAAGAGAATTTTTAAAAGGATTAAAAGATGCAGGAATTGAAATTAAAAGAGTAGGTAGTAGTTTTAGAGTTTTAGCAACTAAACCTCAAATTGCTAAATTAAATAATGATTATAAATTTAATATAAAAGATGGTGTAGGAACTTCACAACTAGAGAAGTTTTCTCAAATGTCTAAAAAAACTCCTGAATGGAAAAAACAAAGGTACGCTGTAGATTTATCTAATTTACAAAAGTTAATTAAAAACATGAATAACAAATTAAAAGATATTTCAAAAAATGGAACTGATTATAAGGCTTTAAGAAAATATATTAAACAACATCCAAAACTTAGAAATATGATTGAAGCTAAATTTGATTCTGAAAAAGGAAAAATGACAAGAATGGATTTAGATAAAATTAAAAATCAAGATTTATTTAGAATAGTTAATAAAAATGGAAAAGTATATATAGGTGGTAAGGCGGTCATTCAAGGAGACCACATTAGAGGAAGAGAAACAGTTATATATGATCCAAAAACAAAAAAAATAATAAGTGGTTCCGATATTGAGTATCCTAAAAACTATTCTATCTTAACTCAAAACATGAACAACAATGTTAAAAGATCAGTTGAAAACTGGATAGAAAAAAATCCAAAAGAAAAGAAAAAAATTAAAAAACTAGAATCTTGGTTTTTAAAAAATGATGTTAGTTATTATGATAAAAAAAATAAAAAAATACGAGGTGCTAAACCAACAAAAACTAGTACAGATATAGATAGACTAGGAATAGATGTAAGAGGACTTTTACAAGATAAAAGTGTTAGCAAAACTACAAAACTACCTGTTATAGATGAAGGTGAAAAACTATTAAATAAAATTTTAGAAAGAGATGAGTTTCATTTAAAAAATGTAAAAGACTACAGTAATAAAACAGGAGTCTCTTCTGCTAAAATGTATAGTAGTATTGTTGGAAACATAGATCCAAGTTTACTGGGTATAGAAATACCAGAGTCTGTTAAAAATTCTCTTAGACAAATAGCTAATTCAGGAAGAACACTTTTAAGAGGATTAGGAAAAGCAACTTTAGTTGTAGATCCTATTTTTGCAGCACTAGATGCTTCAGAAGCTTCTGGTAAAGGAGCTAGTGGAACACAGATAGCAAAATTTGTAGGACAAAGTTTTGTGCAAGATGCACTTAACCTTCCAAATGTTATTGCCGGGGCTTCAAAATATGCTTCAGATTTTTTAAAAGGCGAAAGAGGAGATGATTTAAAATTTAAAGACAATAGGTTGTATGATCCTTTTGTTTTTGCAGATAAAAATTTAGATAAAGGATTAGCTAGTTTAACTAAAGAACAAAGATTAAGAAATATAGCAGATTTAAAATTTAATGCTCAACGTGGTAGTATGACAATGGTAGATGATATGGAAATACCAGCAACACGACAAGAAATAGATGCTGCACGAGAATTAAATAGAAAAAATTACATGGGTCCTTTTTACAAGGGTGGATTAGGATATTTAGAAGAAAAAGAGAAAAAACAAAAAAAAGATATATCATTGATTCCTTCGGGATTATACAGTATAACTACTGGTTCAAATGAGGTGTGATTTAATTAACAGGAAAGAGATATGGCTGAAATAGACGATACATTATCCAATGAAGTAGTTAAAGACGAAGCTTTTGTAGAGCAAGAAGTTGAAGTTCCTAATGAAGAATTAGAAACTTCTGACAATGCTGAAATTACAATGGACGAAGAAGGTGGAGCAGAAATTAATTTTGATCCTAATGCAAAAACCGGATTAGAAACTGAAAATCATTTTTCTAATTTAGCTGAGGTTATGGATGAACAATACCTAGATGAATTAGGTACAACTCTTTTTGATCAATACACAGAATACAAACAATCACGTGGTGAGTGGGAAGATAGTTACAGAGAAGGTTTAAGTCTTTTAGGATTTAAGTATGAAAAAAGAACTCAACCTTTCAAAGGTGCTAGCGGTGTTAATCACCCAGTTCTTGCAGAAGCTGTTACACAATTTCAAGCTCAAGCTTATAAAGAATTACTACCCGCAGACGGACCAGTCCGTGCACAAATTTTAGGCGATGTGTCAAATGAAAAACAAGATCAAGCGCACAGAGTAAAAGATTTTATGAATTATCAAATCATGGATCAGATGACTGAGTATGAACCAGAATTTGATCAAATGCTTTTCTATTTACCTTTATCAGGTTCTACTTTTAAAAAAGTTTACTATGATGATCTTTTAGGTAGAGCAGTATCTAAATTTGTACAAGCAGATGATTTAATAGTTCCTTATTCTGCAAACTCTTTAGAAGATGCAGAAGCAATTGTACATGTAATTAGAATGTCCGAGAATGAAGTTAGAAAACAACAAGTTTCTGGTTTTTACAAAGACATGGAAATTGGTGAGCCACCCGTTACAGAAAATCAAGTTAAAGAAAAAGAATTAGAACTAGAAGGAATTACTAAAGATGGTAATGAAGATCAATTTAGTCTTTTAGAAATGCATGTTGATTTAGATTTAGAAGGTTTTGAAAACATGGGACCTGATGGTGAACCAACAGGAATTAAACTTCCATATATTGTAACTATATTAGAATCTAATAATAAAATTTTATCTATTAGAAGAAACTATGCTGAAGACGATCAACTAATGAAAAAAATAAAATACTTTGTACAATATAAATTTTTACCAGGTACAGGTTTTTATGGTTTTGGTTTAATCCACATGATTGGTGGTTTAACTAGAACTGCAACAGCAGCATTAAGACAATTACTTGATGCAGGAACTTTAGCAAATTTACCAGCTGGTTTTAAAACTAGAGGTATAAGAATTAGAGACGATGCACAACCATTACAACCTGGTGAGTTTAGAGATGTAGATGCACCTGGTGGAAATATACGTGATCAGTTTATGCAATTACCTTTTAAAGGTCCTGATGCAACACTATTACAATTAATGGGAGTTGTGGTTAATGCGGGCCAACGATTCGCGAGTATTGCTGATGCACAAGTTGGTGATATGAACCAACAAGCAGCGGTAGGTACAACAGTTGCATTATTGGAACGTGGATCACGTGTTATGTCAGCTATTCACAAAAGATTGTATGTTGGATTAAAACAAGAATTTAAATTACTAGCAGAAGTATTTAAAACTTATCTACCTCCAGAATATCCTTATGATGTTCCTGGTGCTACTAGACAAGTTAAAGCAGCAGATTTTGATGAAAGAGTAGATATACTTCCTGTCGCTGATCCTAACATTTTTTCTCAAACACAAAGAATTTCTATGGCGCAAATGGAATTACAATTAGCGCAATCGAATCCTCAGATACATGATTTGTACCAAGCGTACAGATCCATGTATGAAGCGGTCGGGGTAAAAAATATTAATGCAATATTACCTCCACCGCAACAACCTCAACCCATTGACCCTGCATTAGAAGAAATTGCAGCAATGGGTATGAAACCTTTTCAAGCTTTTCCTGGTCAAGACCACAAAGCTCACATAGATTCACACTTAAATTTTATGCAATCTAACATGGTACAAAATAGTCCAGCAGTTATGGCAGCTTTACAAAAGAATATTTTGGAAAGAATTAGTTTAATGGCACAAGAACAGATACAATTAGAGTTTCAAGAAGAATTACAACAAGCACAACAGATGCAACAAATGTTACAACAGCAACCACAGAATCAACAACTTGTTCAACAAGCAACTATTCTTACAAATAAAATTAATTCTAGAAAAGCTGTGTTAATTTCTGAAATGGTTAAAGATTATATGGCCGAAGAAGACAAAATAATTAATGAAATGGGCAGTGATCCACTACTTAAACTAAAATCAAGAGAACTTGACATCAAAGCTAAGGCAGATGAAGCTAAAAAAGCTTATGATGAAGGTAGAATTAGTTTAGATACTATGAAAGTAATGATGGGAGACACTCATCACGACGAAAAACTTGATCAAAACGAAGATTTAGCAGAATTAAGAGCGGATACTTCAATAACTAAACAAATAATGTCTGCGGATGCTGCTTTAGAAAGACAACAAATGGCTGACCAAAGTAAACGAAACGATTTTGGTAGAAACTTTAAGAAAAATTAAGTATAATAAATTATTAAGGAGAAAACTATGATTAAAAAAGCAAAAGACTCTAAAGCTGTTACAGAAGTAGGCGTTGGTAAAGACGGATACAAAACAGGTGGTGTCACAATTGAAGTTACAGACCCTATGCAAACTCAAACAGTAACTGTTAGAGGAACAAAGGCAATGAGAGCTGATAAAAAACCTGTTAAGGCTAAGTGGTACTAATTCATGTGGTTCTCGGCAATTAAATTAGCCGTTTCTGCAGGTAGTAAAATTTATGCTAACAAGCAGAAAACGAAAATAGCTATGTCAGATGCACAGCTTATGCATGCATCACGTATGGCTGAAGGTAAGGAAGCTTACCAGGGAAAACTTTTAGAAGCCCGTCAATCAGATTGGAAGGACGAGGCAGTTTTAATAATTTTAAGTTTGCCCATAGCAATTCTGGCCTGGGCAGTCGTATCGGACGATCCAACCGCTATGGACAAGGTAAAATTGTTTTTTGATATGTTCTCAGAGCTCCCAAAATGGTTCACAAATTTATGGATCCTTGTCGTGGCGTCGATATATGGTATAAAGGGTACACAAATATTTAAACAACACGGAGCAAAAAAATAATGCCTATACCAATAGTAGGAGCAGTAGTAGGAGTAGCGTTAAGAGGTTTTGGAAAAGCTCTTGCAAAAAGAGCAGCTAAAAAAGTTTCTAAAACTATTGATTCTGTTAAGCCTAATGTTCCAAAAACAAAATTAGAAAAAGCTAAAAGTAAATTAGCTATTGCAAAACAAAAAACAAAAGGATCTAAAGCAAAATTAGATCAAACTGTTTTTGAAATATCACAAAAATCTAAAGGTAAATAATGAAAAAATTTTGGCAAAAATTAGTTGACAAAATATTTGGAAAAAGATGTAAGTGTGTGAATAGAAAAAGAGAAACAAAAACAATAATAGAATGCATTGATTGCGGAAAGATAATGTTATGAAAAAAAAAATACCAGCAGGTAAAAAGGGTGCAGGTTTAAGAGCACTAAAATCAAAAGCTCCAGAAGTTGCAAAACGAATGGGTTATAAAAAAGGTGGTGGTCTTTATGCTAACATTCACGCCAAGCGTAAAAGAATCGCTGCAGGCAGTGGTGAGTCTATGAGAAAAGTTGGAGCTAAAGGTGCACCAACAGCAGCTAACTTTAAAAGAGCAGCAAAGACAGCTAAGAAAAAATAATGGCTAAAACTGCAGCATGGCAGAGAAAAGAAGGTAAGTCTAAATCAGGAGGACTTAACGCTAAAGGTGTTGCATCATACAGAGCAGCAAATCCAGGATCAAAATTAAAAACTGCTGTTACGACTAAACCATCAAAATTAAAAAAAGGATCTAAAGCTGCTAAAAGGCGTAAATCGTTCTGCGCAAGGATGACCGGAATGCGTAAAAGACAAAAAGCCAGTAATAATACTGGGGACGATAGATTATCTAAATCACTTAGAAAGTGGAATTGTTAGTGAAAAGAGCAATACTAGATGCACTAGCTGCAAGATACGAAGCACAAATAGCTGAAGCAGACGCAACAGTTAAAATATTTTTAGAAAATTCAGTAGGTATTGGAGAACATCCGCAACACATTGATGAAGTAGATAAACAATTTGAAAAAATTGCAGCAGCAGAGGAAAAACTTAAAGTGCTGGAAGATTTTCGAGAACAACAAGGAGAAGAGTAATGGACGACATGACAATAGTAAGTAAGACACAAAAACTTTTAAAAGAAAGACTACAAAATATTGGAGATTCTATATTAGCCGGAGGGGTTGACAATATGGAAAAATACAAGTATTTAATAGGACAGGCACATGCCATACAATTAACACTACAGGATATCTCTAACCTGCTAAAACCTAAGGAGCAACAAGATGAGCAAGGAAACGTTATCGACATCGGAGAAGGAAGCACCAAAAATTAAACTGGCGCTTGAAGAAAAATACAAAGAAGAAGAAAAAAGATTACCTCCAGAACCAGAACCTTTAACTCCAGAAAATATTGGAACAGATACTGTTGATGAATTACCACAACCAGCAGGATATAGAATTTTAGTTTTACCATTTACTCCTAAGAATAAATCTGAAGGAGGAATTATATTTTCACAAGAAACTTTAGACAAAGCAAGAATTGCTACGACTTGTGGATATGTTTTAAAAATGGGACCATTAGCTTATAAAGACAAAGATAAGTTTGAAGAGCCTTGGTGTAAAAAAGGAGAGTGGGTAATTTTTGCAAGATATGCAGGATCAAGATTACCTATTGAAGGTGGAGAAGTGAGAATACTAAACGATGATGAAGTGATAGGAACTGTAAAAGATCCCGAATCTCTTCTTCATTTTATTTAACCACATAGGAAGGAAACTATGCCAGAAGATATAAAACAATCAGAAGACTTAATTGATGTTGGCGAAACAGTAGGTGCTGATATTAATTTAGATGACAAAGGAGAACCTGAAAAAGTTGAAGCTCCTGTAGAAGAAAAAATAGAAGTTGAACAAGTACCTGAAGATAAAACTTATGAAAATGAGAAACAGGTTAAACTTAAAAAAGAAAAACCAGAAGATGAGTTACAAGACTATAGTGATAGCGTTCAAAAACGTATTTCTAAATTAACTCGTAAAATGAGAGAAGCAGAAAGACAAAGAGAAGAAGCTGTTCAATTTGCTCAAGCTGCTAAAATGGATAAAGATAGATTAGAAAAAAAACTTTCTACTTTAGACCAATCTTATGTTAATGAGTTTGAATCAAGAGTCACTACAAATATGGATGCCGCAAGACAATCATTAAAAGCATCTATTGAAGCTGGTGATGTAGATGGTCAAGTTGCAGCTCAAGAACAAATTGCTAAACTTGCACAAGACGCATCAAGATTAGGAGCATTAAAAAAACTTAATGAAGAGCAACCAAAAAAAAGAGTTGTAGAACAGCCTTATCAAGCTCCTACACCTAGAAGAGCACAATCTGACCCTAAAGCTGAAGATTGGGCTAGTAAAAACACTTGGTTTGGCAGTGATTCAGCAATGACTCATACTGCTTTTGATCTTCATAAAAAATTGGTAGAAGAAGAGGGATATGATCCACAATCTGACGAATATTATAAGGAAGTTGACTCAAGAATAAGACTTGAATTTCCGCATAAGTTTGATAAGATAGATGGAACAACTACAGAAAGAGCAAAGCCTGCTCAAAATGTAGCTTCAGCTAGACGTTCAAGCTCAACAACAGGACGCAAAAAAACTGTGAGACTCTCGCCATCACAGGTAGCAATTGCTAAAAGATTAGGCGTGCCATTAGAAGACTATGCGAAACAATTAAATATCACGGAAGGAGTATAAGCATATGGAAAACGAAAAAATAAAAACTTCTCGTGCGAGTCAAACAAGAGTAAAGGCGGAAGCCCCAAAAACTTGGATTCCACCCTCGTCACTAGATGCACCTGATGCGCCACAAGGATTTAGGCACAGATGGATCAGAGCTGAAACTATGGGTTTTGATGATACAAAAAACATGGCAGGAAAGTTAAGATCCGGATGGGAATTAGTTAGAGCGGATGAATATCCAGAAACTGATTATCCAACGCTTAAAGATGGAAAACATGCAGGAGTTATCGGAGTAGGAGGCCTATTGCTGGCTAGGATACCAGAGGAAATCGCGAAATCTCGTGAAGAGTACTTTAAGAAACAAGTACAAGACAGAGACGAAGCTATTAAAAACGATTTACTAAAGGATCAGCACCCAAGTATGCCGTTCAATCAAGAACGACAGACACGTGTAACTTTTGGTGGTACAAAGAAAGACTAATTATTTAGTAATTCCTATCCAACAAAATAAATTAAACCGTACTGGAGGCCCTTCGGGGCAGGTACATTAGTAAAGGAAAAACGACTATGGCAAATGATAGTACAGCTGGATACGGATGTAGAGCAGTAATGACTGTGGGTTCAACACCTGCAACTTCTGGTCAATCTGAATATAAGCTATATGATTTCGGTGGTGCGGCTTTCAATACAATCTTTAAAGGTGATCCGGTTTCTCTAAATGCAGGAACTCAGGCAGCTGAAAAAGGTTATATTCAAGACGCAACTTACGATTCAACTGACGATGACAATAGTGGTGGAGCTGGTTGGCAAAATAGTGCTGACCCTCTATTAGTAGGTGTCTTTAATGGTGCTTTCTGGGTAGACTCAGGAACATCGAAACCAACATGGAGTAACTCAGTACCAAGTGGAACAAACTTTGGAACTGACTACAACACAGGTTCAAGCGATGGATGTGCTTATGTATTGGATAACCCTAATCAGGAATTCAACATGAGAGCAAACGCTGCTTGGCAACAAAATGATGTTGGTCTTAACTATAACACAGGTGATAACGGAGCAACTGGTCTTAATGGAATGTCTGATGAAAGACTTTCTATTGCAACAGTAAACGCCGCTTCAATGTTTACATTGGTAAGAGGCGCTAACATTCCGGGTCAAAACGATTACACAGCAGCCGGCAGCGATGTCGTTGTTGTAATTGGTTCGGCTTCACACTTGTACAACTAATAGCGAATAAGGAGAAATAAACTATGGCTATATCAAGAGCACAACTCGTAAAAGAGTTAGAACCTGGTTTGAATGCTTTATTCGGACTAGAGTACAAACAATATGCTAATGAGCATTCTGAGATTTTCGATACAGAAACTTCAGACAGAGCTTTCGAAGAGGAAGTAATGTTATCTGGATTTGGAAATGCATCAGTTAAACCTGAAGGTCAAGGTGTATCATTCGACGATGCGCAAGAAACTTTCACAGCTCGTTACACAAACGAAACAATTGCGTTAGCGTTTGCAATCACAGAAGAAGCTATCGAAGATAACTTGTATGACAGACTTGCGTCTAGATATACAAAAGCGTTAGCAAGATCTATGGCAAACACTAAACAAGTTAAAGCAGCAGCAGTATTGAACAACGCGTTCAACGCAACTTTTGCTGGTGGTGACGGAGTAGAACTTTGTTCTGCAGTTCACCCTACGCTTTCTGGAACTTTCGCAAATGAATTAGCAACTTCTGCTGATTTAAACGAAACTTCTTTAGAGCAGTCTTTAATTGACATCGCAGGGTTCACTGATGAAAGAGGACTAAAAATTGCAGCTAGAGGAATGAAATTAATCATCCCTTCTGAGCTTCAGTTTACTGCTGACAGACTTATGAAGTCTGAAGGTAGAGTTGGTACTGCAGACAATGATATCAATGCAATCAAAAACATGGGAATGGTTTCTCAAGGTTATACTGTAAACCATTACTTAACTGATACTGATGCATTCTTTATCAAAACTGATGTTCCAAATGGTCTAAAACATTTCGTTAGATCACCGATCAAAACGACTATGGAAGGTGACTTCGATACTGGTAACGTTAGATACAAAGCTAGAGAGAGATACGTATTTGGTTTCTCTGACCCTAGAGGTATCTTCGGATCTCCAGGAGCATAATAAATAATTTAAAGGGCCGCCTAAAAACGGCCCTTTTTTTAACTACAACAAGGTGTGTAAATGAAAAAAACTCTCATAAATATCTGGGCTTACGATCATCATGCAGTATTTACTATTGAACATAGTGAAGACACAGCAGAAAATGTTGAAAAAGCAATACTTGACAAGCTAGGAGAAAAGAGTATAAAATGGGAGTATCTCGGAAACAACTATAATAACGAGATAAATCGAATAACTTATGAGGAG